TGGGGTTACGGTGGGCGGCGTCAAAGGCGCGGCGATGCCCAAAGTGTACATGGGCGAACCGCTCTCTAGGCGGGCAAGGGTGTTGTACACCGGACCCGGCGAGGCGACCGGCCACGAGGGATTGTTACCCGCAGAGTCATATTGATCGCTAGGAAAGAAGTAGTATCGATCAAACGTGTCGCCAACCGTAGGGTTACGGATGGTCGCCATGTAGGGATCGGGGAACTCAAGCCACAACGAACCCGTGCTGCTAAAGTCTGGCGGGTTGTCAGCGTTGCGCGGTATCCGGTAGATTTGCTGGGTGTCGGCGTAGACTGCTTGCGCCACCGCAGCCGCCGCCCTGAACCCACGAATTTGCCCACGGTATAGCCAGCAGTTCTCAGCCAACTGCGCGTTGTTATCCGGCAGGAGGATGGGGTCGCGGATAGGGAGCATACCCGCGAAGTCAGCAATCATTACCGTGGGCAAAAAAGTTACTCTATGGGTTAGTTCCGTCGGGGTTGCGGTTACCGCTTCTCTGCTGGTTGGCGCGGCGTCCAGCTTCATGCTCGGCGTCGTTGCGCCGGGAATGCTGCCCCAAGTTCTTTCTCCCCGCCTCCATCTCGGCGCGGGTGTTGTCGCTCAGCCCTTCGGGTTCCGGTTCGTCGGGGGCCATGTTCGGTTGTGGTGCCGCCACGCCGTGGATGTTCACTTGCGTGGTTCGCTGTGGGGGTTGCTGTTGCTGAGCGGGTGGGGGCGGCATACCGGGTCGTGGTGCTTGTGCCATAGGTTTTCTCCTTTTGGGGATTAAGTCTTGGTTCGCTTTATCGGACCATCCATCGGGAAGGCCCCACCGCCTGACTTAACGACGGTGACTTCGAGGTTACCCTCAGGGTAAGTGTCGGGTGCAACAGCAGCCGTTGGCTCGTTACCTTCATCAAGCCATGCCATATATTCCTGACAATCGATGTTATCAGGGTCCATCGGGATGAACGCGCCGTCCTCGTCGCGCTGGATTATGCTGTCGTGAGGTTGGCCCTTCATGTGATCCCAAACTTGCGTATAGGTCATGCTTAAAGCTCCGCGCTAAGATTAAAGAGAACATTCAAAATGACGAGGCCAGCCGCCGTTGCGTTCCCGTTAGCCGTGATGGAAGAATTATTACTTGTTACACTGACCAACGTCCAATTACTGCTATTGGCGGTAGTGAGGTTCACTGTAGTTGGAGCAGCGCGCATCCAAATTGGCGATAACGAGCCGTGGATGAAGGGTTGGCCAGCAACTTGACCGGACCCTGCGCCATAGATTTGCAGTGTCCCCGAGTAATACCGCTGGCAATCGGCCAGAGACTTCGCCAGCGACTGCCGATTAAAGGGCGTTGCTACGCTGCCGATCTCCAGCTTGACGCCAGTGACCAAGAATTGCGCGCCGTTGACAGCGACGATGCTGACCGAGCCGGTCGCGCCATAATAATTCGCGGACGCCCACGCATTTGCGGGGCCTCGATGGGTCGAACCGGAACCAAGATCGAACGCCAAATATGCCGAGCCAGCATTGCCGCTCATCACCCATGTTCCGCCCGTGTCGCCGGGGATCGTGATGACGATCTTCGTCCATGTACTGGCGACAGGGATCGAATAAGTGAACGGATAAGAGCGTGTCTGCGCGTAATTCTGAAGCGCCCCGCTGAATGTGCCGCTCAAACTCGACCAGACTAAAAACGACAACGTGACGGGTTGAGCACTCGCGCTCCCCCACTGGAAGTCAGTAATCTGATCGGCTTCAATCGGCTGTAAAAACCAGAAAACATCCGCCGCCACAGAAGCATAGGCCGACGACGAAATAAAGCTGAGAGCGTAGCCGAACCCAGGCGCAGCCGACGAGACGCGCTGCCACGTTCCCTTCGCGGCTTGCGATCCGCCATATTGCCAGCGATCAGCCGTGTAGATGTTGTTTACCGTACTCGCTGCGCCGTTGTTGCGCTGATCCCACCGCATGTCGCCGTTGATGATCCTGTTGCTGCCAAGCGAATATGACGCCTCAATGAAGTCAACATACTGCTTAGTCGCCGGTTGTAACGGCGCAACCGGGTCACTCTGTAGAGTAATCGGCCCGCTCATCGTGCCGCCCGCCAGCGGCAAGTATGGCACGTTCAACCCGTTCGATGTCCATTTGGTTCCATCCCACGTCCACGTCACGCCTGCGGCGGTAAAAGTCTGACCGACTGTGGGGTTGTTAGGAAAGTCGATCATGATTAAAGCTCCGCGCTCAAGGTAGTGGGAGAAGCAATTACATAACCGGGTCCAGCCGTAGTAACAGTAATCTGCATCCGCAAACTATTTTGATCAACGGTATTAGTTGTCAAAGCCCCTGCATTAGCACTGGCTACGGGGGTATAGGCAACAGTCGGTGTAGCGCGCATTGTAACAAGAAACATAAGTGGAGAATAAACAGTACCACCAGTAAGCCCATAACCAGTACACATAACGTTGTTAAAAGACTGAAAATATCGCTGGCAGTCGGCCAAAGACTTCGCGAGCGACTGCCGGTTGTAAGGCGTTGCTACGCTGCCAATCTCCAGCTTGACGCCGGTCAGGTAGAAGGTCGCGGCGTTGTTCGACACGATGCTGACCGAGCCGGTCGCAGCGACATAATTCGCCGACGCCCACGCATTTGCGGGACCGCTGTAAGTCGTCCCCGTGCCAAGATTAAAGCCAAGGATCAGAGACGCGGCGTTGCCACTCATCACCCACGTTCCGGCCGCCGTATCGCCGGGGATGGTGATATTAATCTTGGTCGCTACGCTCGCGACAGGAATGTTAAAAGTGAACGGATAAGAGCGGGTAAACGCCGCGTTGCGGATCGCGCCGCTATACGTGCCTGCGATAGTCGACCAAACGACAAACGATAGAGTAACCGGCTGCGCGTTCGTCGTGCCCCATTGGAAGTCCGAAATCATGTCAGCTTCGATAAGCTGAAGCAAACCAAAGTTATCCGTCGCGAGAAGCGCGTAAGCTGAATTTGAGAGGAAGTTCCAAGCCAAAGGGAAGCCGAGACCGTTGAAGGCTTGCTGCGACCACGTTCCTTTGTTCGACTGTGTTCCTGAAAAAGACCAACGATCAACCGTATAGCCGCCCGCCGTCCCGCTCGCGACGCCGCGTTGATTGATCCGCATGTCGCCGTTGATAATGCGGTTATCATTCATCGCCACCGGCAGAGAGTCAACATATTGCTTCGGCACTGACTGAAGTGGTGTTGTCGGGTTACCCGGCAGAGTAAGCGGGCCAGTCAGCGTACCTCCAGAGAGCGGCAGATACCCCGAAGCCAACACTGACGCAGCGTTATTCGCCACCACCCACTGCGAAGAATTGGCGTCCACAAACCAGACGTAAAGCTGCCCTCCTATGCTGTCCCACCATAGGGCTCCCGGTTGCGGATTACTAGGCGGGTTGTCGCCCACACTGACCGCGCCGCCGCTTATCGCCCAATTGGCGGGGACAAATGCGCCGGGGCTGGATGGCGCGAGAGCGCGATAAAGCTGCCCATTATAGACGACGAACGCGCCAATCGCATAAGACGACAACGTAGAAAAGAACGGTATCGCGAGCAAGTCCTGCGCCGCAGAGCTTGCGTTAATCACGCCGAACTGATTGTCAGCCCAGTTGACATAAAGCTCCCCCGGCTGACGTCCGGTAGGCCGATTGCCAGCAACGGTGGATCGAAGGGTCTGGACGCGTCCGGTCATGGGTATATACCCTCCTAGAAGGTGCCGCAGTCAATATTGGCGTTGGCAACAGCAGTAGAAATAGCGCTAGCAACCTGAGCAGCCGTCTGATAACTCGCTGGGTTACTCATTGGGTAAAGCGTCGTGTCGGTCGGGTGAACATGGTCGCCCCGTGAATAAGCGGCTGATCCACCCGGCGCAGCAACCCCATTCATGCTTGGCGCAGCATTCGACGCCACCGGCACTGCACTGGCAAGCGCGTAGGGGCCAAGCGCCGCTGTGACTTGCGCCGCTGTCTGGTAACCCGCTGGGTTAGTCGCGGCATATCGCGATGTGTCGGTCGGATGGACATGATCGGCCCGCGCCCAATTCAGCGACGTACCGATGGCGTTCGTGCCGTCCATCAGCGGGAAGCTGATCGAGCCAAGCGGAACTTGTGTCAGCAACGCGTACGGCTGTAGCAAAGTTGTGAGCGTAGCGTCCCAGTCAGTGATATCGGTATGCGCGAGATGCACCCACGCTGCGTTATTACGGGAGTAGGTCGTGCCGTCCTGCGGCGCTTCCGGCAAGCCTGCCCCGCTAGCGGTCGGCACCCACAGACCGTTCTGACGCGCATAAGCAGTGCCATCGTTCGGCGGCTCGGGGATAGGGACCATTCCCCAATTAAACGTATTGGCTGAGTTCGCAACAAGAACTTGCCCCGGCGAACCACCGGGGATTTGCAGCGTTGCAGGACCGTTCGCCAAGATCAATCCGGGTGCGCCAATCGCACCAGTGAAGCTGCCCCCGCGTATAGGCATGTAAAGAGCAAGCGAAGTCGCAAGTAGCCCCGCGCTAACATAGTTCGCCGGATTACTCGCTGGGTAAGCCGCCGACCATGCGCCATTCAACCGTCCGTAAAGTGTGCCGTCGCTTGGCCCATCAGTCAAAAACTGATCTACAAGGATAGCTATCCATGACCGATTATTACGAGCATAAAACTGCCCATCGGGCGGCGCGTCCGCTTGAATAGCATCGGGTTGCCAACCGCCGTTCACCCGAGAGTAAAGTCGGCTATCCCTTGGCGCTTCGGGGATGATCGGCAAGAGAGCAGTCCACGCGTTGCTCCTACGCGCATAATTATTGCCATCGTTCGGCGCGTCAGTCTGGATCGCGTCAGGTTGCCACGTCCCATTAAAGCGCCCAAAGCGAACGCCACCCGGCGCTTCCCCGATATACTGCGGCAGTGGATACCACGCGTTCAAACGGCGTGTGTACATCACTCCATCAGCGGGCGCATCAGACTGAATGATGTCCGGCACCCAATAACCGTTATAACGCGAGTACAACAGATTGCTCGACGGCGCTTCCGCCACCAAATTGGTTGACGCTATTACCTGCCAAAAGAAAGTCACCCCGTCTGTAGCGTACTCGTATAGCGTGCTGCTGTCTGCGCTATACCACTGATCCATGACGTTCGGGTTCGGAGGCGGCTGCGTCCCCCAAAAATAGCGCGCCCCGGTATTAACATAGGTATTCGAGGCGAACGGCGTCTGAGTGTATAGTTGCGGCACCGGGTTGATTGACGCGCGCTCGCAATCAGCAAATGACGGGATGCTGACGGTAAGCACGTCAGTTTGCGCACTCGCGCCGGGGTTAACTGTGATCGAGATATTGTATTGTTGCCCCTCGATGCCGCCGCTCAGCAAAAACGACAACGTGTCGCCAACCAAATCGATTTGTGGATAACTCACAACAAGTTGCGGGTTGCTTGTCACGTCAACAGCGAACGAATAACCCGTTAGGGTAAGCGGTGGGGTAAGCTGGCCGTAATTGATCATCACCAGCGTTTGGTCGGATAGCTCCTTGACCAACGCAAACTTCATCGTCGTATCGGCGACGAACATCACCGAGTCTGTATTGACGACGCCAGAAGGAAGATGAAAGCCCATCTAAAAATTACTCCCCGGCGGTGCGAACCACAGCATGAAGATACGCGAGTCAGCGAATGGCGCTTGGGTAAATTGTATCTGGTTGCCAGCAGCTTGATACTGCGTCACCGGCTCCTGCCATACGCCGTCAACCGACACAAGCAGGGTGTTGGCGACCGTCACCGTAACAGGCCGGGTTGTCGTCGTTAGGGTGAATTGCGTTGTCGTCCCATCAGGGAAAATTGGCGAGATGCTAAGGATGTTCGCCCCCGAGCCGCCTCCCCCGCCGCCCCCTCCTGAGCCGCCCCATAGCTCCCAAAACGTATCCAGTCCGTCACTGACATAATCATAAAGATTGCCGGTTGACGTGTCGTACCAGCGATCAAGTACATTAGGGCCGACCGGGAACGTCGCACTGACAAAGAACCGTGGCGCAGTATTGACGATGATCGAGCCATCGCCGCTCACCACGCCATTACCCACTGGGTAAGCTGCCAAGGGCGCGCAACCGCAATCATCGCCCAATACGTTCACAGTCCAATGAAAACTGTACACCCCGCCTTTATCGCCGCGTACGTTAATCTCCACGTCATATGAACGTCCGGTAATACCCCCTTGTACGTTGAACGTCACAATATCCGTGGGCGTGCCTGAGGTCATCCCGACGATAGGCGGGCCTACCACCAACTGTGGCTCGCCACCCGGCTTCACCCTGATCCAACATCCAACGACATTCACCGTTGGCGACAATTGGGTGAAGTCCACCGTTACGTCGGTAATCTCGTCAACTGACCGACTAAGCGCAGGGAGCCTCCGCGTCCCGTCAGCCACGTAAGTGGGGCGCGAACTGCCTTGGATTGTGCCCGGTATGGGATATGGATAGTTCATTCAGCGCGCCCCAATAGCGAACAGCCCCGCCCCGGAGTTCCACCCACCGGGGAAATTCCAGCGCTGCGAACCATAGGTGAACATACGCCGCACTTCGGTGCGACAAGTGCCAACGCCTTGGTTGTACACCCGCCCGTGATATTGCGACCCCGGCAGGGAGGAATAGGGCTTGCCGGGTTGCAGCATCAGCCGCATGTTGACCCCGCTAGCGAGGGTATTCAGATATTTCTCCATCACCCAATTAGGCGGCTGGGTGAACCCATCCGCGTCGGTGGGATCACATGGCGTCAGCGCCAGCGTGGCGATCCATATCTCGTTGGCGCTGGGGTTGTCGCGTATGCGTAGAATGGGACATTTCTCCCCGGCGTTTAAAAGGACCCCCACACGCTGGGTCCGCATCAACGGGTCCTGAGTTTCCGAGTCCACATTCGGGCCGAGGGTCGTTAAATATTGGGGAGGACACATCGGTAGATATGGTGGAACCAGAAAATCACCCGGCGGTGGGGGCGAGGCAGGACGATCCAGACCCATAAGACGATTAACAACGACATTTTGGCCGGTGCCAACTTGATAGTCATTGGTATTCGCTTGGATATAAATCGGAACTTCAAGCAACCATGAGTCAGTACGCTGAAACCAATCCTTGAGGGTGTTATACATCTCCATGCGAATGACGCCATCCAGCGCGCCGCCGCACGTCATGCGCACCATATCGTTCAAGCGAGCCATGTTGGTGGTTGTCATGCGGCGCTCAACGTGGTTAGGTGCGATTGAAACTTAGCGATGAACCCTTGCGCTCTCGCGTCTTGAGTGTCGGTCACGTCGAGGAACTGCGACCAGCCATTGATAAACCAATCGAGAGTAGACACATACTTGGTGGGAACCGGCACGAGAGTTCCTTTACCGAGGATGTAATTGCCACTCGTATCAGTCGCCACGTCAGCCGTAGTGTATAGGGGCGGGTTGCCGTCATTAGTATCGCCCTTGCTCAAGGGCTGCTGATACTTGAGGTCTAAAAACATATCGGGTCGGATACGGCCCATCTCGCCCACGCCGACGTTCAACGCGATAAGCAGCGTCGTGTCGGGATAGCGATACGGCCACACTGCGTCTTGCAAGCCCAGCCTTGCTATCGCCATATAGTCAGTTACCGTACGATACCGCTGAGCCATAGTTACCCACTGGGTAAGAGCAGTCCCGACGCTCCCCTATGTAATCATGAGGAACGCCGGGACCTAACAGGAGCCAAACGCAACGCCAACAGGCAAACGTTACGTTCCGGCGACCTGTGTGACGATGGCCTGCGCGATAGCCTTGTTGTCCAAGACCTGACGGCCATAGACTTGCAGCCCACGCAGGATTTGGCCGAACGTACGCTCGGAACGGATCGTCTCGACGTTGGTCAGCTGGCTCGCGAACGTAAGACCGTGCGCATGCCCGCCGAAAATCACCCACTCGCCCGCCGCCAGACCAGCGGCAACGCCGTTGGGCAGGAGGTTGGACGCGTAGATGGTGAAGCGGTCAATCTGACCGAACTTGCCATTACGAAGTATACTCACGCTGTCGCCAGATACAAACACTTCGCGCAGTTCCGAACGCTTGATTTGGAACGTAGCCCATGTGGGCATGACGATCCAGCGCCCCGTCTCGGGGATGTTCTGCTCATCGAGCGCCTGCCCAATCCTGAGAAGCACGTCGATGATTTCGACCTGACCAGTCTGCGGGTTGCGGCCTACAGTGGCGATAGGCGTGCCGGTCACACCAAGGTTGATGTTGCCCGAGATGACGCCCGCCGTCAACCCCATGTTGCCGGGGTTGGCTTGGTTCAACAAAAACGTCAACACGTCCGTATCGACAACAATTTTCATCTGCTCGGACGCATCATCCGACCAGAGGCTCATGTTGTTAATGTCGGACTGCTTTTCGATCACGTCGTCAATGATCGCAGCGAAGTATTTGCCTTGATCAATGGTCAGTTCGACGCTCGACCCGGCTGGCCTTTGTAGGGCCAAGTCGCCGTTGACGAGGTAGTTATTGATGATCAGAGTCGGCTTGGTGCGGATTTTCACCCGGTCGCCGTAACTCTTGATTTCGCCCTCGTAGTCGGTGTTGCTGATCGCGGCTAGGACGGTCGCCGCGTAGAACTTTTCGATCAGCTTCCCCGACCAAATCTCAGGGATAAAACCGGCTGCTACATAGTCAGTGGACGTGCTACCACTGGGGTAGATTGGAGGGGTTGTACCACTACCAGCAAGGCCAAGGGCCATTTGAGTTCTCCGTGCGTTTGACTACGATGTGGGATCGGCATCAAACGAGCGGCGAATGCGGCTCGGCCTCGCTCTGTATGGGTGCTAGCGTGTTAGGGCTAGGACACCATCAGCCAGAGATAGATAAACTGCCTAACAAATTACTCTATGGGTAACTATCGGTCCTTTACAATTCTGTTCTCATTACCAGCCTCAAATATCTGGCGCTCAATGGCGGCGGCTTCGGCCTCACGGCCCGCCCACTTACCTTGAGTTTTCTCGGCGTAGAACTGCCTAATCTCTGAAGTCCTGACGATAGGCTTGTCCGCAGGGACTTGCGTATCACCACCCTTCGCCCGACCGGGGGCAGCGAGTTGTCGCAGATCAAATTGCTGCGGGGAGGGAGCGGGATTTCCGGCTCCATTGCCCGCACCATTACCTGCGCCACTGGCTGCGCCATAGGTGGACAAAAAGGCGTTAAAGATATCGATAACCTGACCCGTTGAGTTAGAGTTGTGTGCGCCGTTCAGGAACTCCCGCCGCGTCCGGTGCGAGATAGGATCGACCTGATCGAGCCACTGCGCGAACTGCGGCGAATTGTTAATCGCATCCCACTGCGGCAGGGCGCGCTGCAAGTCGTCGTACATCTTGACTCTAGCGTCAAAAACTACCGTATTTTGAACGCCACCTATTTGCCGCTTAACAGTGTTAAGCTCGCCCGCCAACTGTTGCAGGATCGGCTCATAGACCTCGGCGGCGCGACGGCCAACCACGTCCATAAGCTCTTGCCCGTATTCCGCTACTTCGGCGGGGGTAACGCGGCGACCGGGGGGTGGGGGTGCGACGTTAAATCGCAACCCCGACCCCTCGCGCTGCGGTGGTGGGAGGGGGGCTTCCCACTTGCGCCAGCAGCCTTTGTTGGTCGATGAGCGTCTGTTGCAGGCGGCGTTTTTCCTCCTGATCGCGCTCGAACCGACCTTTGAGTGATTTAAACTGATGCTCCCAATCCGCCTCGCCCTGTGGTTGGGCGGGTTGCGGCGCGGCGGGAGGGGTAAATTGCGGCGCTTGTTGCGAAGAAGCGGAACGCGTAGGTTGCGCCTGCACCCGCGTGTCAGCCGGATCGCCAAACTCTGGCGGACGCGGGTTACGCGGATCAAAGTCGCCGGTAATCACCGTGGGGTTGGAACGGGTAGGCGGGATCAGAGGTCGCACAAGCTCGTTGCCGCCGCTGGCGTCGTTCGCCTCTTTGGCAGCTTTGGCCTGCTCGATAAGAGCGTTCGCCCTGTCAGCCTGCGCCTTGACGCCGGGGGGAACCGGCACGGAGGGATCAGGCGCACCGCGCTTGGTTGCCCCGCCTACAGCGTTATGCCCTTGGATCGTTGGTGTATTCATTTTCTGATCTTATCCATTAACGCTTCGATGCCGATAAAGTCGTCCCGAAGTTCCTTCATCTTGCGCCCAAACCCAACCGCGATGGGGGCGTTTTCCACCGTCGATGTAGTAATACGCTCCAACTCAGCTACCGTATACGCCTTAAACGCTTCTACGAATGTCGCCCACTTGGCCGGGTCTACTTTACTCAGGTCAAACGTTGCCCTGATATACTCATTACGAACATCGGCCAAGAGTTACTTCCCAAATCTTACCCACTGGGTAAGTCGTTAGAAGATACGTTTCGGGGTGCTAACGTTGGCGAACGGAGGCCCGCCGTTGATAATATCGTCAACCATGTCCCCGGTGGACGCCTTGCCGTCGTCTTTCTTGCAGTAGTTATTGGTTAGTAGGCGACCAAGCCCCTGACTCACAACTTCCTTCGGGGCGTGATCCCATATCCCCTCAAGCTCGGCGCGCACGTTGCACTCACCGAACTTGCGCTCGGTGCCTGCGTCGGTGTCGCCCCATTCCTTCGAGTCCTTCTTGCGCTCGGCAGGTTTATCCACGAGAGAACTCCTTATCCATCGTAAATCTCCCAATCGTTCGCTAGCAGATCAGCCTGCGAACAGAGCCACGGCACTACGTATCCCTGCGCCGTTTTCATGTCAACATGGGCATGATAATCCACTTGCTTGCCAATCAATTCGGGGCAAGCTTGCCCCATCGGCCTATCTTCCTCGACCGTGAACGTCGAACCCGGTACGAGAAAGATATACATATTCTTGCCGTTCCAACCCTCGCGGGCTACCCGGTCGCCGCTCTGTAAGCGTCTAACTGCCTGCCCAATATCCATCAGGTAATCGCCACAGCATTGGAGGTTACCGGCGTACCATTACCGCCAGCGTTCACGCCATAAATCCGGCAAGAGATATTGTGCGTAGCGTCTGCGGCGACGGTCGTGTATGTCGTCGCTGTCTGCCCTGCAATCACCGCGCCGTCCCGCAGCCATGCCCGCACATAGGACGTGGGCGAGTTGGTCCACGATCCGTTCGTCGTAGTCAGCACTGCGCCATTCACGGCAGTGCCAGCCGGGGTGACGGCGGGAAGAACAGTGTTCGCAGGCGGCGCTGGAATGCTATTGATATGCGCAGCGATTGCGCCCGCCACCGACCCGAAGGCGCTCATATCCAGACTTGTGTATGTCGGCATGCCCAACGCTGTCAGGATACGATTAAACTGCTGCACCCAGTTCGGATGCGTCTCGCCAGCGCTCTTATCCAGCGCCGTAGCGGTTAGCCCAGCCGCCAGTCCCAACTGACGCAGGACAGCGTTTCGCGACCCATAGTCAACGTGGTAGGGGATCGAGACTGGCATTTGGCTTACCCTTTGGGTAACTAAATCGGGTAGACCCGATTTAGTAGTGTGGGATCGCGTAAAAGAACAAACCGGGATCAGTACGGGAACGAACAGGGAAACACCTAGTGGATCATACTTCTAACCAGAAGTCAACCCATTAGGGGCTATTTTTATGACATTTTTTATCCTGATTTTCCCGATTGCCCCGGCGTCATCTTATTGGCGGTCTGTTTGCCGAACATCTTGGTTTTGCCGCCTGACGCAAACTTATCGCCGCCACCGGAGGGTGTTTGGGTATTTTTGCCCGACTGACCGGACTCAGCGTCGCCAGCCTCACCCTTGCCGAACATCTTGCCTGAACCACCCTTGGCGAAGAAGCCGGGGTCCTCTGAGCGCTTTTCAACTTTACCCATGACTATATCTCCTAAATCCTCGAACGGGTCGAACAGTTCTAGCTGCTTACCCATTAGGTTACTTCTCGCGTTTAGCGTGTTCGCGTAAACGCGCACGCAAAAGCTACCCACGACCTTTGTGGATCACGCCTTTGTGACGGGCTTTGGTGTCGCCACCGCCGCCATGAACCGCGCCACCCTTGCGGAACGCTGGTCGCTCAGCGCCCTCGACTTTGGCTTCCTCGCCGCCAACGCCAGTGGGTCCGCCTTTATTGAACCCGCCCGAACCGCCCATGCCCCCCGGAGCGGGAGGCGGCGGGCCTGCCCCACCACCGGGCATTGGCGGCGGCGCTCCTGCGCCCAAACCGGGCGGGCGTACGTTTGCGACTTTCGGGGCCATAGGGGGTGCTCCCATTGCTGCGGCGGGTCCGCCTCTCGGCGCACCCAACCCGCCTCCTGCCATCGGCGTCGGCGGACGCCCTGCCTTAATTCCGCCGCCGCCCATCTTCCTCGATCCCGGTCCTGCCATTGCTCTGTTCCTCGCCATCGTTGTCACTCTCGCCTGCCGGTGGCAGTCCTAGCGTATCCTCCCATTTCCGGCGCAAAATGGGATGCATGTCCTCGATACGTCGCACCGGCACGGTGCTTGGTCTGCCAAGTGCTTCACGCCATGATGCTGGTACGCCGGTCATGGTCCGGTACACCCACAAGTCAATATCATCGAACGCATAGTAGCGCTCGCCTCGGCTCTTGTCGGGGAAGTCGCCAAAGATAACGTACTTTGGGCCAGCGTCGTCGCGGCTGAACATCTCAAACATCTCAGCCCGCGCCATCTTGCCCCAGCGTCGGCGTATGTACTCGATAGCGTCATCGACGTGGATGTAACCGGCAGGGATATTGGGGTCCCACTTCGCTATGAGAGGCTTGCGCGCCTGCGCCCTTGCGCGGCGTTCTTGGTCTTGCTCGCGATCTTGGCGTGGGTTACCCATCGGGTAATGTTCTCCACCATGCATCAATGCGTCGGTCCCCCTTGGTTGACCAAGTTCGTACGCGGTTGCCCGCCTGCGCCCGGTGCGCCGGGGGGCGCGCTCCCTTGCGCCATTTGTGCGGGACCGGGAGCGCCCACATTAGGTGGTGTCTGCGGCGGTCCACCCTGACCGGGAGGCACTGGCGGGCCGCTTGGTGGCGCACCAATGCTCCCATGTCCCGGCTGACCCTGCGCGGCTGCACCCGCTGCCGCTTGCTGTTGCTGCTTGTCCAGATCAGCCTCGGAGGGAACGATGTTCTCGCCCGGTAGGCCAATCTCGGTGGCGACGTTGCGCAACACCTGTGCGCGGCCCTTCGGCCCAATAATCGCCATGTCAATTGGGTTAGCGGTCAGTTGCAAGAACTCAAGCTGACGCGCCCGTTGCGTCTCGCGCTGTTGGGCGACTTGCACGCCAAGCACCCGAACTTTTTCCTCGCCCGTCAGCAATCCGGTCTGATCGGTCATCATCACCATATCGAACAGCGCATTGATGACCGGCTCGATCACGTCGATATCGATGTTCGATGCGACCGTCTGGAGTATCTTGGACGAGTTTTGCATCAACATGCTTAGGCCACTCGCAGTGCGGCCTAAGCCACCAGTAGGCGGACTGCCGGTCATAAACTTCGGGATCGCGCTCGCCTCGTCGGCCATCCCACTAAAAGCCGTGTACACCTGTAGCAACTCGGAGGCGTTGCTGGCGGGGGAGAAGAACTCTACGGCTTTCTCGGTGTTATTTCCAAATGGATCACTCTTAACGTGCCATCGCTTCCACGGATACATATCCTCCCCGTTCTCGCCATCTCCAAGTCGGTCATCATTGACGACGACTTGCGGGCCTGAGCTAATCGAGAGGTTATTAACCATTGCGCGCAGCGTAGCATTAGCCACCGAAGAAACGTCTGCCAGCAAGTCGGGCAGTCCGTTACCGCAAGGGTTACCGGGAGTTTTTTCAAAGCTGGTGATGTAATACTGATGCCGCTTGCGCGGAGATGGGATAAGCTGAACCTTGATAACGTGTCTGCCAATAAGCCAAGCATTGCAGAAGTAATCTCTGAGAGGATCGGGTATCTGCGACGGGTCCATCCCCAAGTCCAACAGGAACCGACCCTGTGCATTCCCTTGGAACTCTAGGCAGGCGATAAGGCCACTCTGATTAAAACGAGGGTCCTCTCGCCCTTCAAGTATTGAACGCTCGCTGTCGGTTTGGTCCCAGTTATCAACCAGACCGCCTCGACCATATTCGTCCAAGACGGCTCTGACTTCATCCGTGAGGAACCCCGGTAAATCCAAGAGTGTGTTAATTTCAGCCCGTGTAAGACGACTACGCTGGATGATGTTTGCATCTTCGATATTCGATACGCCGGGGGTCCAATAAATGTCAAAGGGCGAGACGCGCTCCCAACACAAGATAGGCACGTCCTGCACTATCGGCTTGGCAAGCTGCGGTTGCTTCTGCAACTGCTGCGGGGATTTTTGGGGGGCGAAGGGCGCTGCGCCGTTACCCGCAGGGCTTACCCCTTGGGTAACCCCCCCAGCGCCGACCGGCCCAACGGGAGTTGGGGACAGGGGCGAATTAGCGCCCATCCCCGGTGTACCGGGGGATGGGTTTGGGGAGGGCATGGGCAAGTCGGTTTGTGGATCAGTCGGCAGCGCGCCGCCACCGGGCGCTCCTCCCAATTGCGGACTTGCGCCTGCGCTTAATCCGCCACTAAGAGATGGCGTATTGCTGTTCGCCGGGAATGGGCTTACGTCCTTCGTCCACTTGACTTGCGTCTTAATGCGAACCGTAGGCCCCTTCAAGCAGGCGTACGGGAACATCGGCAGATCGACAAGGAACTCTGCGAGGGCGGTATAGAAATCGCCCATCGCGAGATATTCTTCGAGCTTGTCCTGAGCTATCTTCGTCTGCTCGACCGCCTTGCGCTTCGCTTGGTCGCGAGCGTCTTCCATCATCAGGTCATAGATATCTCTGACGGTGTTTGGATCAGGTAAAGGTGGAGGCGGGGGAGGGGGAGGCAGGCCCGCACCCTGACCGGGAGGCGGTTGTACACCCGGAGGTATAGCACCTGTGTGCGCGCCCTGAGACGGTCCCGAGATGTTGGATGGAATGGAAGCGTCGATAAATGCAGGGTGTTGTCCACTGGCTTGTCCAACAGCATGAGCGGCGGCAGTCCCTATTTGATGCGCGACTTGCGCTTGCATCGCAGCAAAGTGCGCCTGTATCTGGCTGGTGACCGTCTCCCCAATGTGCTGCGCTATCGCCTGCACAACCTCGTCGGGAACGTCGGGATCGCTATCCGGCTCAAGCCCCCAAGGTTTATCAGTTCCTAAGTATACATCTCGCAATAAGCTCGATGTACCACGGCACTTCTGAGCAATGATACGGGCGTAGACGTTCGACCCACCAAATTTTTTTAACTCTTGGATGACGTTCACGTCATACACGCCGTTGAACGCCCTTAAGGACGCCAAGAGCCTGTCGCTCCACCCCCTGCCGGGAGTATCCCGGTGGCGGCGCATGAGCGAGTATTGGTCAGTAACGAACCCGGCTAGGCCAGTGGGCGGGTCGCCCACAAAGGGACTAGCGCTGTTCGGCTTGGCGTAGCTCTGAGCGCGGGTCGCATCCATGACCTGTTGCTGGGCTTGGAGGTCATCCCTGCCCACAACTCTCAAGGCCGGTGCATTCGGTAGCGCCGCCATGCTGTCCTTGACCCGCCTGCCAACGGGTTACCCACGGGGTAACTTGACTTTCGTCCGGTTGTATGCTATATCACAAAAAATGACCCCTGTCAAGAGGTATTTTTTATGGACGGTTTTTTGCCCCCCGGCGAGGAACAACGCCTAAGAGAGCTAGCCAACGGCATCATTCGCGGCATCCAAACGCCCGAGGAAGTGCTGGATATTCTCGGCTTCACGTCGCAGGAATACACCGACCTGACCGAGACGCGCATGTTCCGGCAGATGCTTCGGCAGGCGCAGGACGAATGGGAAGGCGCGAGCAACACCCACAAGCGGATCAAGCTCAAAGCCGCCGTGAACATCGAGCAGGCTTTACCGCACTTCTACACGGCGATGACCGACCCCAAGGAGCCGCTTAGCTCCAAGGTGAAGGCATTCGAGGTTGTGTCGCGAGTGGCGGGGCTAGGCAACCCGGAGCCGATGGGCGCGGGGGCCGGTCAGTTCTTCAAGCTGGAAATCAATCTTGGCGGCGGCGTTGCGCCGCTAGTGCTGGCGTCAGGAGTCGAGAACGTGACTATCGAGCATGAGACTCAAGAGATGCGAGTGTTCGATGCATCTCCACTCGATAAGGGGGCTTATACGCAAAGCCGCCTGTTTGACTCGCTGCCGCTTGAGGAATTATAATCATTCCTCGTTATCCGGCAGTTTGGTCAACGGGATCGATGAGCCTTGCGTATAACGCTCGTAGTTCAGCCGGAACGCCAGCCCGTTGACGGCGGCGGATAGGCTATGATACCAACCCTCGCCAGCCGACAGGATCGTCTCGGTGGAGCGTCCGCCGTCGCCTTGGGGATCATAGCGCGCTATCGCTATACCTACTGCCTGTATATGCCCCTCTTTCGCTTCCTTTAACGCCTCGCGTAACGCAGTGACGACGCGCTCGTTAGCGTCGGGTTTGATCGGCGTCACGGTCTTTATTTTTGGGCCAGCCATCAAGCTTCTCCTTCTCATTGCGTTTAGCGTGTTCGCGTAAACGCTCACTCAGGATGATTGCCGGGTCCCACCGGCAGGGGAGGCACACGCAAATTAACGCGATCAGCCCTAAAACAAGTCCCCAGTCCATAGCGCGCCCTCACCCACGTAGGGGAACCCATCTCACTATCTCCCATGAATTGCCCCGTGCGTCATGCGAGTCCACACCACCCTGAGCCTCTATCTGCCAACGGTAGCTTTGGTAAGAAAGCGCCGTAGTGATATGGAGCGAGAAGCGGGGCCAGCCCCGGTCGTGGCGGTTAGGGGTTAGACTTACTCCAAGGGTAATTGATGATGTTGTTAGGTCCACGAGCGATCCTCGCGAGCGAGTGGATAGGCGTGACGAGTATACGAAGTCATGTCCAAGCAAGAGAGGATGGGGCTTGGCGCATCGGGCGGCGCGGCTTGAGGGTTTGCACGATCCGGCCCAACACCCATGCGTAAGCTCCCGCGTTCCCCGTCACAAGACATACATATTGTAAGGCGTCCGCCACGTCGCTCCACGGATGCAGCTTCTCGGGAACGTCCTTCACAAATGTTCCCCCCGACTGGTCCACCCTCGTCGCGAACTTGTACTGCCCGTTGAGTGCTGCGACGAGAGTTGGGCAACGAGTTCCGTCAATAAGGATAGCAGGTGCGCCTCCAATATTCCTGACAAAGAAAGCCTCGACGGCTCTGAGCCGGGGATCGAGGTCGTTTGTCGGGGCTGGCTCTGCGGCAAGTCCGCACCCTTTAAGGAGATCGAAACTGTTAAGCTCAAACAGGCTGTCTTTCGACTGACCTGATGGGTCTCCCACCAGACCGATAGGACGCCCTGCGTATCGGGGTTGAAGGAGAGTGGGAATGAGGTTGTTTTTCGCATGCTGCTCAAGCCCCACGTTCTCCCCCGTGGGGCCGCGCCCCGGCACTTCCTCTAAGACCAAGAGACGACCTGAGTGGTCGAGTTGGCATATAAGGGACCACGGCGACCTCCCGAAATCCTGCCCCACCACAAGCATGCGGCTATAGACAGGCTCCAGAGGGACGCGGGACACATGATAATCGTACTTGAAGCTTTCAGCAAACACGGCAGCGCCGCTAGGATCGCGACCAAACTCCGACCACACGTACCTGCGAATGTAATCAGTTGTGCCCACAGAGAGTAATCGATCATAATATCCCCTGCCCTGCTGTATGCGCCTCGGGTCATCTTCCGGCAGGAGTATCGTTTCCGCCGTCTGATTGAGATGGGGCAAGTTCTCGGCTCCCTCGCTCCATTGACCCGTTTTCGGGTCAATGCCGGGATAAGTATGACCCCCCGGTTGATGGAACACTTGCCACTGCGGTGGCGGGTTGACCATGAACCCCGCCCACGGCGTATTCATTATCGGCGCGTTGGTATCCGCCCATATCCCCGACCAACTACAAACGCCTTGGTCATTGTTGGGATATCGCCCGACACGACCGGCAATATCAGAAAGGAGATTTATGTCTGTCTCAATACACTCGTTGACATATGCACCCGTGAGTTGAAGGGACAGAAGCCTCTTAACATCGTCGGGTTCGTCAAGGGGGATAAACGGCCACTCGGAGACAACATCGCCGTATTCGAGATACAAAGTAGACTCGGACACACGCCAATCGGCAATAGAGCCGAACCATCCACGAACATCTTTAAGCACAGTCGCTTTAGCATCTTTGAGGCTTTGACGTATGATCGCGAACCGGGTGTATCGCTTCCCATCTTCGGCAGGGGCCTGCTGCGCCATGCGTCGCGCAGCTTCGACGATACACCCGGTTGTCTTGCCGGAACCAACGGGTCCCCAAATCAGTCGTCCGAACGCTTCGCTTTGAAGGAAAGCGCTAATCGTCGGCGGCGCGTTGTACACCCATTGCTGTCTTATTCCGCCGCTTCTCATTCTCGTGGCTCACATTCGTTCGCTCGCGAGGATCGCTCACTCATGTTCGCAACTTACCCCGTGGGTAACGGCATGGAAATAGGGTCCGTTTTTTAGACGCGGAAAGACCCTGCACGGCGGGGACAGCATCCGATCCGTACAGGGTCCATTCTGCGCAGTGGGCTTGCTTACCAGTGGTTTGTTCAGTCGCTCGCTGACGCGCTCGCTTCCCTCACGCACTGGCTCTCTTGGCAGGGAGCTTACCCACGGGGGTTAAGATAACATCTTTAAGGGGTGTTGTCAAGGGGGATTTAATACTTGACAATTACTTGGGGAATACTGTGAATACTATGTATTATTCCACATTGGGGGGATGGGGATATGTGGGGGTTCAAAAAGATTGCACGGCTACCTAAAGCGCCCGCCCCCGGTCCATGCCTTGGTCCAGATACCCCTACCACTCGACCCCTATGCGCCGTTCAAGTATTGTGTCGATAGGCTAGACTAACCCAACGGGTAACGGGTCAAGGCAATCGACTAGGGGCTTGGACTGCCCCGAGGGTGATCGCACCCGAGTAGTATCGTGGCCTATGTGCAAGGCGGGTCACGGGAAGTCGGGCAGTGTCGGAAAGCGCGGGGGTAATAGCTCGCCACCAAATTGGACAGCGAGGGCAATGGACCTTCGTCCGAGGATAGCGTGAGAACACGGAACACCGTGCGGTAGCGTGAAGGTAGGATGAAAGCGAAGGTTAGGAGTAGCTGATCCACGGGCGAACCTTACCCAAAAGGTGGCCAAGACCTAAAGCTTCGGCTAGCGCTTGCGAATTGCGGCGCTAGCCGTGCTTTCGGGTGAACTTACCCACGCGGGTAAGTTGACTAGAGGGCACATTGACATGAGCACTATCAAGTCTCGACGCAAGCTCCGGCCTATGAAGGTCAAGGGCAAGGTTTACGACCCAATGCCGCGTCACCCCACAACCGTAGCGCGTGTTCGCTCGCGTAACGGCCATGCGTTTGACATTCGCATGACGACTTATATACAAGTCGAAACGCAAGCACGCAAATCCCGCGTGTTGAAGTCCGGCATAAGGAGAATTAGCTACAAATGAACCGCGAACAAGACGAACTGGACCGCTACGACGCGTTGCAGCGCTGGCTTGACGCCCAAATTTGCGTCAAAATAAGCTCATAATACTTAATTCGGCCCCTAAAACGAGCCGAATTATGTATTATAAGTATTATTAGTATTATTCCGAAGTTTTAAGTATGTGAAGTATTGGCTTCGGTTAAATAGAAAACCGCCGGTAAGTCACTGGCAGGAAAAAGGTTTTATTGTATGTATTATAGTATTTAAGTATAATCAATATATAAGGGTCATAAGCCAACTCTAACCGGATAGGGTTAGCTAACCCCATCTAGTTGTAGTCCCGTCATCCCTAACTAGTTAGAGTTATATCTATACCTTATCTAAAAATCGGCAATACTTCCGGTTGTGGGGGTTAAGTCATTGATATCATTAACGAATAACTACGCTGGACTTCCACAATACAACCTAATACTTCGACCCTACAACTTAAACGCGTATTGACAACTACATCTAGTTATGGTTAACTGTATCCGGTTAGAGATAACTCTAACTAGTTGGAGTTAACCATGCCCGGACCCAAACCAAGCGCGCAAATCATCTTTAGTCGTATCCACGTCGAATTGCTGCGCCTTCGCATCCTATGCGAGACAGAGCTACAGCATAACGTGCTGAACAATCTTGAGGCTGTTACCCTAAAGGTAATGCCATTGTGGACTGATCAACCATTAGTTCCACCAAGCAAACGATCAACGCCACGCGAAAAGGATCAAAACTCTTTTGATGCCGAGGAACGTGTGCGTAGGATGTACGGCAAGACGCCGACTTAACCCAAAGGGTAATCATGTGGTTAACGCTCTCATTGTTGTTCGCGCTATGGATGTTCGCGTCCGAACGCGTATAATCAACTTTTCCTGCCGCAAAGTCGGCGGACTTCGTTTCGTCAAGCTTGGCCGGTTCACGTTCATGTTCTGCATCAGTAGGGAGTACAAGCCGCTATGAAGTTTACGCTGCGTCGTCACTACTTGAACGCGCAAGGCTATGATGGCAGTGGATGCTATTATGGCGCTGGCGCTCCACTATATTGGTGGGCGTCCGACGACAAGATCGATGGCGAGTATCGCGATGGATATTTGCGCGCTCGCAATCGCGCCGATGCGAAAGCGCAAGTGCGCAAGCTCTATCCTGCCGCGCAGTTCTACAACTAAGGGCCGCGCCTATAGACCGAGGCGCTATCTCTAACACGGGAGGCAATCATGCAACCCGCTAGCTAAACACTAGCATCAATGCCGTATCGGTAAACCGTCCCGAAAGGCGCGGCCCTAACGGCATTGTTAGTAGTGTTTATTGGGAACACTCGTAACCCATAGGGTAACTATCCATGCGAAAGATTGCTGTTTTGTTCGCGGCTAACGTCGCGATCCTATCCGGTTGCATCTATTTGGAGCAACCCGCTCATGCCGACACAGTTCGGCTAGGCCAGCGGAACTACGCCATTGATGATGGCGACGAGAGTACGAACATGAACGAAGCGCAAGCATTCTGCCAGCGCTTGGGTTACGCGTTCGCTTCGCTTGACTACACGCGTTATGAGCCGTCGCTTGGTCATATGCTGAGCAACCACGACACGACGCGTTTCTATTGCTTGAACAACGGCGAGACGAAGCCGCCGCTCGTCGCCAACGACTACAACATCACCATTCGCAATCGATAATCATTATACAACCCATGCGGGCGTCACCACCTAACCGCCCGCATCAGTTGTGTAAAAGATTGTTGAGAAACCTCTTGACAACCCTCATTTTCTATGCCAAGTTGGCTAGGACGCATGGCTCTGGCGTAACAGAGTGTAAAACAGGAGTAGTGTGAATGGTGAAACGACCGAAGCTCGATAACGTTGGCGAGGAAACCGATCCCGCGAACGAAGTCGAAACCTCATTCGTGCCGGGGGAAGGCGCGGCTAACCCCGAGGGTAACACTCCCGAAGTGGGCGAGGCGGACGTGTCCGAGCAGGACATTGCCGATCAGGAAGCGGCAGGCGTTGTGGCTGACAAGCCGACGCGACCGGCTGCGACACCCAACGCCAGCGCTGGCAATGGGAGCAACAACCCGCGCACTGTGTCGCCCAAGGCGCAGTTCAACAAGCTCAAGAGCGACGCTCAAAAGCTTGGCGCGTTGCATGGCGGCGGCAAGACTTCGATGATCGCGCTCGCGGAAATCGTTGTCGAGGCGGCGCAGGACGGCGCGATCACGCCCGAGCAGACATCGGACGTGTATGACAAGTTCAAGGAAGGCGTGACACGGGCGTCGTCTTACGAGGACGCTGGCGTTGTGCCTGACGAGGCGGCGATGGGCGCGGCTCCGGCCAAGTCAATCGAGCAGCAGTTGTCCAAGCTGCGGCAGTTCGTCTACCTTGGCAACAAGTACGAGAGCGACGCGCTCGACTTGATCCGCAAGGCGCGCAACATGCATATCGAGTTGCTGCGCAATGCGCTCGCCAACTCGGACGCGAAGAAAGGCGTCAAGCCGGGTTCAACCTATAGCGTGCTGGTTGACGTGGCTCGCGCCCAACTCAAGAAGCAAAAGGACGCCGTTGAAGCTGGCAAGAAGCCGGGTGCTACGAAGCACGTTGGCCTTGCGCCGGTCCTGACCGACGACGAACTGCGCGGCTTGATGACGCAGGAAGTCAACGAGCCGGTGGACAAGACCGGCGAGGACAAGCTTCTCGATACCCTTATCTTGGCGAAAGCCACGTACAAGGGCAGCGACAAGCGCAACGCCATCACGAGCGAGGAACTGTCGAACGCCATCGAATGGCTGAGGCAGGCGCTCGCCAAGGCTGCGCCTGAGTTGCTGAGCCAGCACGATGCCGAGGAACTGGCGGCGGCGCAAGCCAAAGAACAGGCCAAGGCTGACGCGGCTGAGCGTGAGCGTCTCAAGGCTGAGAAGGCTGCGCAACCCAAGCCCACCAAGGCTGAGCGGCAAGCTGCGCTTGCTACTCAACCCGCCGCCTGATCTAACCCATCGGGTAACTAACAGCCCGCGCTCTGATCAGCGCGGGCTTTTTATTGCCACCTGTCATGCGCGCAAAACGTGCGTTTGTTTGGTGGCGTACATAGCCGCCTCATATCTACTTGCGGCAGTAGATGCATACCTCACAACGTGAGCTAGGTTCACTCGCTAGACCAGTTCCTTCCAACTGCCGGAACACTGTGACGCGTTTGCAACCAACAATTGCCGGAAGGCCGACCAACGAGAAGTGTCGTTAAACCTGTACTTGGCTACTCATGCCAGACCAGAGCATCTAGGGGCGGATGAAACGCCCCACATTTTCTCTTTGCCGTCGCGTCCCCATTGCCTCAATGGGCGTTAGTCTCCCCACACGCGCTCGCACCTTGGCGCGTGGGCTAACGAAAGCTGGCGGCGATAGGCGGCAGGGAGGGTTTTCTCTCCCTGCCGTTTTTCTCTTACCCTCAGAGTAATGACTATGCCTGCTGAACTTGTATTCTGGCTGAAAGTCGATATCGCTGTTGGCGTGGCTATGCTAGCCGCGACGTTGCTCTTACTCAGGCGATGGTGGTGATGCGAACCATCCGACGCATCGTGCGAGGCGAGGACATGCCATTGTATGGCACGGTCACCCGCATCAAAAAAGGCATGTACGAAGTTGTCATCAAGTTCGTCGCCTCCAAGCGCGTGCTGCATCACGAGCGCATTGGCGCACCCAACGTGACCAGCGTCAAGCTGTTTTTTCGACGCGAGTATCCCACGCTGACGTGGGGCAAGCCCAAGTATCCGAAACCCAAGCAACCGCGTAAGCGCGCTAACCCAAAGGGTAACTAAGATGGACCTGGATAAAGACGACCGTCGCACGCTACTCGAAAACTCGATTGAGCGTGTCATCAACACCGCTCGCGAGGTCGCCTTGCACTCAACTCATGAGAACGCAGGCATGAGCTATGACGACATGGGCTGGTGCAAGCCGGTCATGGTCAAGCTGTGGAATGAGGCGCGCAACGAGGCGTTCATTCAAATGCAGCGCGACAAGGCAAAGGAGGCAGTCTACGAGCAGCTATGGGGCGCACTCAAGCTGCCGCTCGATCAGGCAATCCCTGTCGCCCGCAAGTTTGCCAATGCCGACTTCAACATCGTGTTCGACAAGCGGTTCGTCAAGTGGTGTACAGACAACGCGGCGGCAATCCAAGCTTATGTGAAAGCTAACCCGGAGGGTAACTCATGACGCCCCGCGCTCTGATCGACTACGCCATCAACACCGGCCACTTCTACAACCGCCATGTGCGCTACGCTCGCGAGCGTGCGTCGCAGTCGGTATGGCACCTGTACGTGCGCGCCACCCTGCTGCCGCACTATCGGCGCGAGACGCGTGAGCCATACGAGGGCATGAGCGAAATCGAGATTGGTGTGGTCGCCAACGAGCTTATGTTCTACTACGCCAACCACATAAAGGAGATGGACGCATGACGACGCCCCGGTTCGTAGGCCCATACTGCATCAAGCAACGCAGGCTGGCAAAGATATGGCGGGCGATTGCGCGCCGTCACCTGTCACGTTTGGCGCACGCGCACGTTTGGGCGTATCACGAGAACGATGGCGAGACTGATCCGTAATGGGCAGGCATAAGGCACTCACAACTGTTGAGCGTTCGCCCGAGCGTAAAGCTTGGCTTAACATGCAGCATC